TGCAAAAGGCATTGTGGGGTTTGTGGACAGTAGTTGTTGGTTCTATCGTTGCATATTTTTTTACTAGAAATGGCTAAAGGTGTATCTTTTACATATAGAAAGAAGTCTAAAGTAAAAAGAAAAGGCATACACTCAAAAAATAAAAGCAGAACAAAAGGTGCTGCTCAATATAAAAAACCTTATAATTCACAGGGTAGATAATATAAATATATAAAAATATGGAAAAATTAAAAGCTTTGTTATGTGTTTGTTTGTACTACATAACATTTAAAAAGATTTGTTTTGGTTCTTGTAAATATTGTAAGCTATAATGGAAGACGTACTTAAATTAGTAGAAACATATGGTATAACACTTGTTTTGCTCATTGGTAGTTGCTATGCTCTTTATCGTTTTTTCATTTTTTCCATATATGAGGTAAAATCCCAATTTTCAAAGTATCACGAGAATAATGCTAAGGATATGCAATATATCAAAAGCAAAATAGATACTATATTAGAGTTCATCAAAAAGAACAGCTAAATGGATTTAGTTGTATACCGTATAAGTAGTGAATCTGATAGCACAAATGGACTACTTTATGAAAAGACAGATTGTTTTGGTTTACAGTTCTTGTGTTATACTTTAGAGGATGAACATAGAGTTCTTAAAGTAAAGGGTGAAACAAGAATACCACAAGGCAAGTATTTTTTAGAATACAGAAAAGAAGGTGGTTTCCACAATAAATACAAAAAAAGATTTAGCAATATTCATAAAGGCATGTTGCAGGTAATGGATGTGCCAAATTTTGAATATATATTGTTGCATTGTGGCAACACAGATGAAAATACGGCAGGTTGTTTGTTGTTAGGAGATTCACAAGAAAATAATCAGATTATCAAAGATGGATTTATTGGCAAGTCTACAAATGCTTACAAAAGAGTATATAAAATTATATCAGACAAACTACAACGTGGTGAAACTGTTAGCATTGAATATATAGATTTTGATAAACAATTTTAAGGGTTTGTAAAGGGTATATTATACCCTATATAATAAAGTTAAAGATAAAGTTATGAGTATATTTACAAAAATATTTAGTAGTGGAGCTAAAGATTTGGTTGAAACTGTTGGAACTGCTATTGATAAAATACATACGTCTAAAGAAG